GAGAAAGAGAAAACAAAAGGTAAAGGAGCTCCCCATACGAGCGCAGCCTTAAGGTCTACTGGAGTAATGCCTCCACAAGGAGCTAGATGGAGTACTATAAAAGACCATTTAGAAGAAGGTAAGTCTCCAGCATGGCAACGCAAAGAAGGCAAGAACCCTGAAGGTGGCTTGAACAAGAAAGGTGTAGCCTCATACAGAGCTGAGAACCCAGGCTCTAAATTAAAAACAGCTGTTACTACTAAGCCTTCTAAACTTAAGAAAGGTTCAAAAGCAGCTAGCCGTAGAAAATCTTTCTGTGCCAGAATGTCAGGAATGAAAAGAAAAAGAACTTCTTCTAAAACCGCAAACGACCCTAATAGCCGTATAAACAAATCTCTACGTAAGTGGAACTGTAACGAAATGGTTGATATTGCACTACAAGAGATGACAGCCGTAGGTTCTTTAGGAGTTAATTTTGCAGGAAAACAATTTGACCCTGAAAAGCCTTATAAAAATAAGAAAAAGAAAAAAGATAAAAAGAAAAAAACTTTAGACAAGTTCATCATGAATGCATTTAAAAAATAATTATGTCCCAACTACTACGCGATACTTACTCATTCGGAGAACTTCAGATTCTTTCCGAGTCTAAATCAAACGGTACTATGGTAGTACGTGGTTTGTTTCAAGAAGCTGAAAAGCAAAATGGAAATAAAAGAGTTTATCCTCAACCATTACTTGAGAGAGAAATTAAAAAATTACAAGTACCTTTAAACGAACGTAGATTAGTTGGTGAGTTAGACCACCCTTCTAACGAAATTGTACACTTAGCAAACGCTTCTCATATTATTACTGGACTTACCATGGAAGGTAATAAAGTTATTGGAGAAGCCGAGATTCTCAACACTCCATCTGGAAAAGTTCTTCAAGAGCTTTTGAAAGCTGGTGTAAAAATTGGAATTTCATCTCGCGCTGTAGGAGGACTTACATATAACTCTGATAAAGATTCTTATGATGTAAATGAAAACCTACGTATGATAACATGGGATATGGTGTCAGAACCATCCTGCCAAGGTGCCTTTCCTGGTCTTCTAGGGGAGAGCCAAACGATTTCAGAAACTACAAAACAAGTATCTGAAGATGTTGACCAACTTCGTTCAGAGAGAATGTATATACATGCTCTGAAAAAAGTTTTGAATAAAAAATAAAAAATTTCTAATCTTTTGCTTAAACAGCAGTAGATACAGAAGATAGGTAAACAACTATGACCAATTTCGATAAAATCGCAAAACTTCTACCTGAAGGTCTTTCCGAGACTGGTATTGAAGAAATTTCATCAATTGTGGAAGAAACCATACAGGAAAGAGTAGACTCTGAAGTTAAGGCTTTAGAAGCTAAAGTTGGTGGTTTCCTTCGCATGAAACTTAATGAGCTAAAGGAACAAGCCGTTAAAGAACTTGAAGAGACAAATGAAACTTTCCGTGCGGTAAAAGTTTATGAGTCTCTAAAGAATGTTATAGCTGAAGATATTTCTACATCAGACGAAGATTCAGTAGCTAATCAATACAAAAAAGAAAATGAAGAGCTACAAGAATCAGTTGAAAGCTTGAATGAAAAAATATCTCAACTTATGACTGAGAATAACACCTTAGAAGAATCAGTAACAAATCTAAACGAAACTGTAGAATCGTTATCTGAAACTACTAAGCAACCATTCAAGTCATCAGAACAAGCTCTCGTTATCACTAACGAAAGCGTCAATGAGGCAAAGCAATCCACTCCTGAGGTTGTTAACTCCTTTCTCACAGAAGACGTTGTCCGTCTTTCACAATTTAATAAATAATTACACACTATCATGATTGAATCAAACACTTCTAACGCCCTTTGTGACAAATGGGCTCCAATTCTAGAGGGAATTGAGGATTCGTATACGCGTGAGACTACAGCGGTTCTTCTTGAAAACCAAGCTCGCCATGTTCTTAATGAGCAAGCTAAAAATGGAGTTCTTAATGAAGAAACAGCAGTAGGCGACCTCGGTACATTCCAAAAATTTGCCTTTCCACTCGTACGCCGGGTATTCCCGGAGCTAATCGCTAACAAAGTAATCAGTGTACAGCCAATGCAAGGTCCTGTTTCTCAGGTATTCTACCTAGGATATGACCGTCTTGGTAATGACCCAACCGACGGACTCGCTCGTGGTGCTCAAACTGTATACGGTAAGTATGACCTAACTTATGCTGCTAACGCTATCGGCGAAGCCGGTGGTCAAGGTAACATAGGTGACCTAGATGCTCTTATTCACGCTAAGCCGGAAGGTGTTCAAGCGTCAGGTGTATCTGGTACTATGGACAATGCTACTGTAGGTCAGTCAATCGCAGCTTGGCCAGCTTCTGGTTCTACGTCTCAATTCCACACCTCAGCGGGTGAGGCATTAACAGGCGCAGGTATTCCTGAGATTAACTTCCATATCGAGCAACAAGCAGTTGTCGCCAAAACACGTAAATTCCGTGCTTTGTGGACAATCGAAGCGTCGCAAGATTTGAAAGCTTATCACAACCTAGATTTAGAGCGTGAACTTACTGACCTTTTAGGTAAGGAAGTTGCTCTAGAGATTGACCGTGAGCTTTTAGAAGACCTACGTTCTTTGGCATATGATGCTGACGGAGCTGAAGGTTTATTTGACCGTGCAATGCTAGACCTAGGTAACTCTAACTCATTCCCTTCAGCAGCTGCTGCAGGTGAAAATGGTGATTACCAATATGGCTTCACTGCTGGTACTAACCCAATCGGTACTGATAAAAACGTATTCTTCGTAGATTTCAATACATCTGCTCTTGGCATGGCTCCACGTCACGCTGGCGAAGCATACGCTAACCTAGTTGCAGTAGTCAACATGGCTGCTCAAGACATTTACAAAAGTACTTACCGTGGTGCTGGTAACTTCATCTGCACATCTCCACTAGTCGCTGCTATGATTCAATCATCAGCTAAACTAGAAGGTGGTATGCCAGCTGACGCTGCAGGCTCTATGGGTGCAAACATCCAGTTCAAAGGTAAGTGGATGGGACAGTACGACGTATATGTTGACCCACTTTGGCCAGAGGACGAAATCCTTATCGGCTATAAAGGTCCTAACGCCATGGAAGGTGGACTAGTTTATGCTCCATATATCCCACTACAAATGCTACCAACAGTAGTTGACCCTGACACGTTCCAACCACGTAAAGGTCTTATTACTCGTTACGGCAAAGCTGCGGTATCTCCAGAATCTCGCTTCTATCGCATGATTCGTATCGTAGGCGCTCAGGCTTCTCGTTACTTGTTCCAACCTGGTGCAAGAATCGACAACGGCTTCGGCGAAAGCGCTATCGAGTAGTATTAAATTACTTAAAATACTTTTTTACAAAGAAGGGAGCTTTCGGGCTCTCTTCTTTCGTATATAAGGTGAGGGATTTTATGAAATACATCAATACAAGAAACACACCCTGCATTGTGCGGGTAAACGGTGAAATAAAAGTATTACAGCCAGGAGACGAGGTAATATCAGAGCAATGTTTGCTACAGTATGGTCTAGAAGCAACAGTAGTAAAAGCCCCTAAAAAATCAACCAAGAAAAAAACAACTAAAAAATAATGCCAATAAACCCTGTAAAACCTGATACAAAATTTGGAAACACAGCTGGTGAATTCCCAGGAAGTGCTGTTCCTTCTGTATTTAATACTAGTTCAACTCAAAGATTTGGTGAGATAGATTATGAAACTCTTAACAGAAGTAGATTCTCTGACGTAGTTGAGTTTAGTAAATTTTATAGTATTATTAAAGATTCAATACTATCTCGTTTAGGAGCTCCTGTAATTAGAGTAGAGCTTACTGACCATCAAATCTTAACAGTAATAGATGAAGCTGTATCCAAATTAGATTTTCATTCTCCTAACTGGTGTACTAATTACACTACGTTTAGAACTATAAAAAATAGAAATTTATATGAAATGCCAAGATTTGTAATGAACAACTTACAGTTTGTTGCATATAAAAAATCCCTTTTATCTGTTGCACAGCAAGAGGGAACTCTAGAATTTGATTTTTTCATCAAATACTTTCAAGACAACTTCCTATTCAAAGACTTTCAAATTACAGACTTCTTACTGATGACTATGCACTTAGAACAGCTTCGTAAAATTTTGGGAAGAGAAGGTACGTTTGAAGTAGTTGATAATAAATACATCGCAGTATATCCTGTACCTCAAGAAGTAGAAGAAGTAATAGTTCAGTTTAGAAGTTTAAATAGTGATACTCTACATCCGTTCTATGTGAACTGGTTACAGAAATATGCTACAGCTCATGCTAAAGTAATCCTAGGAGGTATTAGAGGTAAGTATAGTACTTTACCTTCTCCTGGAGGAGGAGCTAGATTAAACGGTGACGCTTTAGTACAGGAAGGTACTAATGAAATGGAAAAACTAGAAGATGTTCTATTCAATGAGATTGAAGAACCACCTGCCTTTACAGCATTCTAATGAATAATATAAATAACAGAGAGAACTTAAGATATAACCCTGCCAAAGAGGTTAAGGTTTCTTTTGCGGATGACCATATGGCTGCTCAGTACAATAGCGAATTGAGTATGTTTGATACGGATAATCCTGATGTTAGATTATTTGATTTAGTAGATGGTGAAATGGTGAGATTAGCAGGCTCAGAACTAATGGTTTTTAGATGGTCAAGAGATGAGAACTATGATGAGCTATATGAAGAGAACTCAGGAAAAGTAATATATCACAACCCTGTAACCCTATTTGGACATTATGACCCACTTCCTGTTGAAGAAGAATTAAATGATTTTGGTATAGAGCTCACTAATGACCAAGTATTTACATTTAATAAAACCACTGCTGAGAAAGCAATTGGTAGACCATTGGTTCCTGGAGATGTTATACGTCCTAGATTCCAAAATTTGTATTTTGAAATTTTTGAAGTACAAGAAGATAGCTTCGAAGCATATGGAGTATATCATTTAGTTTGTGCTGCTAAACTTTTAAGAGACGCAAAAACATTACTGGGAACCCAGTACATACCTGATTCGGATATAGAATAATGAGAGGATACGATTACTTTAGAAAGAAGATACAAGAACTAGAGTTAAAGGCTCCTGCAACGAAAAGCAATTTTTACAGAGAGCATACTGATTTTCTACTGAAGAAAATGAAGACTGTAGAGTTTGTAGATTCTGAAAATAAAGCAGTAAAGCCTACTGTGTTTTTTGCAAACCCGGAAAGAGCTATAGCTAAGATGAAAGAGGATAGAAATTTAACTCTTCCTGTGGTTACTGTAGCGATTGGAGATATAGATGAAGATTTAGATAGAAGAAGGTCTAACTATAATATTGATATAAAGACTGTATGGGACCCTAAGAAAAGGGTAGCTAGACGGATAGTTTCTACTATACCAAAGGCTGTTAATATTACTTTTTCTATTAATGTGTGGGCAAAATATGTCGAAGATGTAAATCAAATAGTAGAAAACATTCTTCTACTGTTCAATCCTTCTATGCATATAACTACTACTCAAAGTAATAACTCCAAAGCTTTCATAGCTCAAGTTACTGATAACTCAGTAATAACTGTTGCCGATAAGACAGATAGAGTATTACGAAAATTAATAGTTGTGTCAGTAGAATCTTATCTTCCTAATGATAACTATTTAGTAACTTCTAATGGAGCTTTAGAACTTCTAGGATTAGATTATGAGTTTATAGGAGACGGTCCATCAAATGTACAAGCTTTACAAGGAGCAGGTATTATAGATGATGGTACAGAACAAGGTATATCCTCATATCGCTCAGAAACCTCCGCTAGCAGTACTTAAACATTTGCTTTTATTTTAGCAAAATCCACGTCTAGCTGCCATAAATAACATAGAGGTAATCTTATGATAACTGTAAAAAATCAAACTCAGCAAGGTCGCGAAGTAATTTTTCGTGACGGCTCGGAATACATTCACTATTGGTTAAATGGAAAAGAATCCGTAACCATGCCAAAACACTTTATCACCGATACTATTAACGAACTAGCTCGTCGCAAAATCGTATCCCTTACTAAAACTAATTAATCATGCCACCAATCTACTCAAGCCCAGGTAATTACGTAGTCGAGAAAGATTTTTCCGAATACGCACCAGCCGTAAATTCATCTATCGCAGGAGTTGTAGGTTTTGCTTCTATGGGTAAACCTAACGTTGCGACTTTAATCACTAGCCCTGCTCAGCTTATCCGAACTTTTGGAACTCAAGAAAGAGTTTCTGGAGGTCAAGCTATTCTAGCAGCGCTTGAAATCCTTTCACGTACTAACTCAATTTACTTTGTAAGAGCCGAGGATTCTTCTACAGCAGCAGATGCATCAGCAGGTGTTTCTTGGGGTGTATGCCCAGCAATAGAAGTATCAGGTATGGGTAGAAGCGCTGACTTAGAGCTTAAAATTACAGCTACTGACTCAGCAGGTAACGACATTACCCCTGGAGGTTCTCCGTACACCTTATCATTTAACACAGGTTCTGAACCTGCCAAAGCAGCGGTAGACGCTCAAGCTGCTGTTCAAACTAATGATTGGCCGTGGATAATAGTATCAGGCTTAGCTGCTGACAATACAGACTTCTCAGGTATTCAAGTTGTAGGAAGCCACCCTGGAAAGACTGCACTTCTAACAGTGTCAGCAACCAGTGGTACCGATGTAGCCTCTACTGGAGGGAAGCAATGGGTTCGAGCTGTTAACGCTGGAACTGGAGCAGCCTCCGGAACCCCTAGTGACGGTGATGGAAGTACTGGTAATTCTTTGACTGCATCAGGTGGTACAGCCGAGAGACAAGACGATGGTGGAGTTTACCTAGTAGAATCTCTATACTCAGGTAGTGGCTATAATGCTTCGGCACAGTCTCTTGCTACTGGAGTTAAAAACCACGGACTTAAAGTTCAAGTCACTCAATACGCAGGTAAAAACTCTCAACTAGACATCATTAAGGATGGAGCTAAGACTGAAGGATTCACAGTCAGCATGATGAAAAATGGAGCTTCAGCAGGAAACTTCCCAGAAGATGTTATTAATACTGCAGAGGTAGACCTTAAATCTGATTATGTTAAAGCTC